GCGAAGTGCGGATCTGATCGCGCGCCTTGAGCAGTTCGTCGATGGTGCGGTATTCCACGGTACGGTCGGTGTAGCGCACGACTTTTTCACCGCGTGCGATGGCCGCCTCAACCGCGTCGAGGTGCTTCTGGGTAAAGGACATATCAGCGTCTCTTCAGATAACCGCTGGTGGAGCTGCGGCGTTGAGATGGCGGTGCTGCCGGTCGCGATTGCACGATCGGAGCAGTAGGTTGTGGAGCCGATTGCGGTGCAGCAACTGGTGTTGCTGGTCCGGTGACACGTTCGCCTTGAACAGGCTTGATGCCCAATGCGTCGTCGAACAGACCAGACTGCGCCAGGGACTGACGCACGCGCTCCCAGTCGTGCTCCTTGTAACGGTTGAGGCCCAGGTAGTGCGCCATGGCCAGGCAATACACCATCAAGTCGAGTGCTTCGTTACGCTCGGCCTTGCCCTTGACCCACTCAATGCGCTTGTGTCCGCGTATGTAGCGCGCAACCTTGCGCTCCGCGACACACTGGTCGAAGAAGTCATCCGGCAGGTCATTGGCAAAGTGCAGTGCACCCGGGCCAGATTCGAACGGGTAGCGGTTGTAGATCCAGTCCTTGGCCGTGTCGGTACCGACGAACCACAGCTCGGCGCCGTTGCGTTCGGTCTGGCCCTTCCAGGTCACGTCGACCATCGACGGGCGCTGAGCAATCACCGGCTTACCGGGTTTGCTCGCCCCCTTGATGGCGAACACGTTGCGCCAGCGGCGAACGCGGCAGAACTGGTAGACCTCATCGGTGTGGTGGCCACCGGAGTCGACGGCTACCGCGAGAATGCCAAGACCAACACCGCACGGATGGCGGTATTTGGCCTTGAGCAATTCATCCAGCGCCGCCCAGGTGCGCTCGTCGGCGGGATCGCCCGAGACTACCTGGAAATCAACGATCCAGCGCTCCATGCCGGCACCCCAGCCCATGGCCATGAATTCCAGCCGGTTGGCCTGAACGTCGACGGCCCCGGTGATCATCAACACTGACGCTGGCATTGAGCCGAGGGTGTAACCTTCCAACCGCGCCCGCTGCCTGAGCACGTCCGCTTTGGTCTGCTCTTGCGACGCGTCCCAAACCTTCGCCAGACGGGTGTTATAGAACACCTGCATGGGTTCAAGATCGCCTTTGGCCTGGGCCTTTTTGGCCTTCTCGAATTGCTTGGCCAGTGACTTCCAGTCCATCCAACCCAGCGGCGAATACAGCGCGTTGAGGTGGAAGCCCACCGTCTCGCCGTCACCTTCGGCGTGAGCGAGCCATTCGCCGTTGGCGAGCATTTCGCCCTTGTGGTACTCCTCGATCAGCACATCACAGTCAGGTCCAGCGCACTGGTAATGCACCACGCTGAAGTCCGGCGAGTAGTGCAGCCGCTCCCACTCAAGGATTTGCATGTGCCCACACGTCGGGCATGGCACGTAGTAGTGACGCTGGTCGCTGCCATCGAACAGGTCGGAGATTCGCGAGGCGCCCTTGATCGTCGGCGAACTGGAGAAGTAGAACTTGGCGTTGCGGCCAAAGGTACTGCCCCTGGTTTCTGCCAGCTCGATAGGGTCACCCTCCTCGCCGATGTCCACCTCCCAGCGGTCGATCTCGTCGCCGTACACGTAGCGCGCTGACAGCTCCGACAAGTTGGCGGCCGAGCCGGCGGTGGTCACGTACAACGTGCCGCCCTCGAACTCCTTGGTGTCCATGGTGTTGCGCGAATCCCGCGAGCGGTTGGCCGCGACACGCTCACGCAGCACCGGCGTCGCCTTGATGGTTTTGCCGATCCGCGAGGACACCCGTTTGGCCAGGCCCAGACTCGGCAGCAACGCCAGGATATTCGAGGGTGCCATGTGCATCAGGCCGCCGATCCAGTTCAGACCAATCTGAGTCTTCATCAACTGCGACGCGACCATAGTGATCACGCGCTTGCAGGGGTGAGCCGGCGACAGACAACGCATGGGCTCGCGGGCATACGGCGTACGCGAGGTGCGGTACTGGCCCGGCTCAGCGGCGCCAGTGTCACGCGGGATCCGCATGTACTCGTCGGCCCACTGATCGATCCAGACATCCGGGTCGGGCCGTAGCCCACGGAAATACGCCTCGCGGTACACCTCTGCACCGTCAGGAAATCCAGTGGGCATGGGCTTAACTCGTGGTCAGTGCGTGTTCAAGGTCCGCTGAAGACATGCGTTCGGCGTCATCCAGCGAGCGGCGGATCGCCGCCGTGAGGTGCTTTTCGATTTCCCAAGGGTCAGTCATCGACGCCAGCTCCGGAGCCAGTTGCGGAGGCATCCCCAGCAGTTGATCGCGCAGCATGCGACCGGCGTTGTAAGCACCGGTTTGAACTGCCGACAGAGCTACCAGCGAGCCCTTGGCCTTGTGCAACTCGATCTCGGCGAGCTGGGCCAGGTTGTGCTCGCGCAATGCGCGGGCTTTCTGGAAATCGGGTAGCTGTCCCGCAGGGGTGATCGCGAGCGGCGGCGCAGCCGTTGAAGTCGGCTCGATCTGGCTGGATAGCTGACTGTAAACGTCGCGCTGGAGCCGATCGTGGTGGTGGCGGTCAGCGACAGCGGTCTTGCTCGGGTCAGCGGTGTCGCGAATCAACGCTTCGCTGGCCGTGACATCGACCTGTTTACCATCGGCTGTCAGCACCAAGCGGTTGTTGTTTTTCAACCATGTGATGTAGCTGGGCGCCCTGCCGATCCGAGCCGCGAAGGCGCTCTTTGACAGGTACATTGGTTCTGTCATAAGCCCTCCATTTCAACGGCTTTTCAATGGAACCTTTCGATTTCAATGGATTGAATTTCAGTAAGCTGGCAACCCTGCCGCTAACAACTTCCCGCGGGTTTCCGACCCCGTACCCCCCGAATACTCCCAGGGTCCCCGGCAGTTTTCGGCGCCCCAAACCGGTGCATCACCCCTGCTCGCCGCCTGCGGGTGGCACTTCGCAGACGCCCAGCCGCTTAGCGGCCCAGCGTTCGTACAACCCGATAGCAACATCGGCACCCGCCATTGCGGTCAGACATCCCAAGCTGCCCGCCGTCCAGATCGTCATGCCCGCGCCGATCATCAGCATCATCGCCGACACGCCGCAGACAATGCAGGCACCAGACCGAAGCGCCAGGCGCCGCAACAACGCCCAGCCCCGTGCCCCGTCCTTGTCGGCTCGCCACATCTCTCCCGACACGCCGCCGACCAAGGCCAGGACGATCACTAACCATATCGGCATCTCAGCCAGTGCTTGCTGCTCGCTCGTCATCGCCCTACTCCATAAACGCAAAAACCCGGCGCAATGGCCGGGTTTGGTGTGTGGTGCCTGCCGCTCTCTGCGGTCGCACGTATCGAAGATGGGTACTTTTTACAGGTGGATTATCATGGCAGCAAGCTAGTTTTAATGCCATGGAGCAATACGGGTGCAACGTGGGTGTGACGCAGGTACAACAGGGGTACAACGCATTCAATCGGCTATCGCTTCTGGTGTCCTGTCCTACCTGTCCCACTATATAGAGTCGAAGTAGGACAGCTACAGGCGCCTAAATTCGGGGCTCTGCCCTACTGTCCTACTTTATTTACTCTTTTCTTGTGTATAGAGAGAAAGCTAAAAGCACGCGTGCGCGCCATGGCGCGACTACGTGCCCGCTATGCTTACGTGTGCATGGGACGGGCAAAGGTTGGACAGTAGGACAGCCCAGCAACGGCGCGGCCTCCACCTGTCCAACTGCATTAAATGGCAGTAGGACAGGGCCGGACAGTAGGACAGTGGCGCAGAGAGTGATACCTGGGGTCACGCAGCCTTCCCCATCAACAAACCGTCGATGCTCACATGGGCGTCGTGCAGGCGGCGGTAATAGGTCGGCGCGCTGCACCCGCAGTGCAACATCTTCTGCGAGAGAAAGCTGTCGTGATTGCAATAGTGCTCCATCACCACAAGGGCGAGTTCAGGCGCCAGGTGCTTGTTGACGATCAGCTCGATATCGGCCGATTCATCCAGCAGCACCCGACTGCCTCGAGTTCCACGTATCAGCTCACCCTTGCACTCCATCAACATGGCAATCATGTTGCCGCCACCGGATCCGCCGCAGTCGGGGTTCATCGGAGAATGCAGATCCTGAGCCCAGAGCTTGAGCATCTCATCAATTCGCTTAATCAAAGCAAGGCTCCTCTACCAGGGTCGCCTGCAATGCAGATGCACGCCCCCAGGTCGCGGGCTTCTGATAGGCCCACTGCCGGATGCCACTCTTTGCCAAAGCTGGCATACGCTTCTTTCGCCAGGCCAGCCGGTGCATGATCGCGCCGACCCGCATCTGTTCGGGCTTGCCCCAATGACCGTAATCCAACTTGAGGGCTTGGGTCAGGATCTCGTTGCCGGTGGCGGTTTCGCCGATCTGCGACTCCTCTAACCAGGTCAGGATCGGACCTTCCCACTCATCCACAACAAAGCGCTCGTCCTGTGCCTCGGCGAACATCCAGGACTCGTCCTTCGTCACCCACCAGATATCACCGGCCTCGAAGCAGAACACCGCCTCAGCCCACAGCTGGTCGCGGATCTCGCGCAGTTTTTCCAAGTCGACCTTGTTGCAGAACACCGGCCAGTACCGCCGGTTGCCAGTGGCGTCCTTGAGGTATTCCTCTTGGTTGGTAGTACCCACGAACACACACTGGCGTGGCACATCGTTCGTTCTGCGGCCGTAGCTCTCTCGGTAGGTGTCGGTGGATGCCGAGAAGAACTGCTTGGCCTTGGTGCTTTCGGCCTTGTTGAAGCTGTCCAGTTCCCCCAGTTCAACGATCCATTTGCCGCGTATCGCCTGGAAGCTGTCTTTGTCTCCAAGGGCAAAGGGCGTATCCATAAACCACTCGCCGCCGAGAATGCCCATGGCAGTGGACTTACCCTCACCCTGTCCACCTTCGAGGATCATCACCGAGTCGGCTTTGCAGCCAGGGCGCATGACCCGAGCCACAGCAGAGATCGGCCAACGCTTACCGACCTTTGCCGAGTACTCACTGGCCTGGACGCCCAGTACATCGGTCAACCAGCTTTCCAGCCGAGGCACACGGTCCCACTCAAGCTTTTCCAAGTACTCGCGCACTGGGTGAAAAGAATGGTCGTGGGCAACCACGCTGACCGCCTCGATCACATGGGAAGCTTTGACCCGCAGGTTATATTGCTGCGCGAGCCACTTCATCACCCGCATGTCATCGATATCGGCCCAATCGCCGGCGCCACCGCCAAAGGGTGCGGATCGCAGTTTGACGATTTTGGAACTGAACACGCTATAACCGATGACACCGGCCCAGCGTTCGTCATTGCCCAGGATCAGCTCGACGTTTTGCATATGCGCGATCAGGGAGCCATTTTCAGTGCGGGCTAGTTGATCCTTCCAACCACCAGCTGCAGGAGGTTTGACCACCGCCAACACTTGGCGGCGGACAGCCTCCAAGCCTTCGGCAATGTGCAGGTCGTTGAAGTCGGTCCACTTGATTTCACGCTCGCCCGAGAAGACTGGCGCGACCACCTGGCCGCCGACGATCAACGCGGCGTTGTTGGCCTTTTCCTCACCAGGGTTCCATGACTCGCCATTCGGGCGCTTGGTTTTCCAGTCATCATCGCGGCAAATGATGACCGGGCAGCCGGGAAACTGCTCGCGCATGGCCTTGGATACCGAGAGCAAGTTGCCCGCATCGAATGCGATGGCAACCGCCATCGACGTCGCCATGTGCAGGCTGGCACCAGTGGCGTACCCCTCACAGATCAACACCGGTTCACCTGGCTCAGGATGTCCGCCGATCAGGTGAAAAGCGCCTTCCTTCGACATGCCGGCAGGCCAATAGGTCTTGTCGCGACCTGTGTCTTCCTGCCTAACGGGAAAGATCACCTGTAGGCCAACGATCTGATGCCGCACGTTGCTCATTGGTACCAACACCGCGCCAGTGCGCGGTGCATAACGAACCTTGAACCCAACGATCTGCTTTCGATCCAGATAGGCGCTCTTGCCCTTCTCCGGCATGCGTTTAAACAAACCGGCTGCACGGTTGGCCGCTCGCCGGGCCGCATTGGCCGCGACTTCTGCGGCCTTACGCTTAGCGTCTTCCTGCCGGACACGCATGACTTCGCGCTCTTCGGGACTCATGCGCCCGGCCTTCACCTTGATCTTTTGCGACTCGCCCGAACGCCAGTCACCGAAGCTGCCGAAGATCAGCGTTTCGTTCTTCTCGGTGCGATGCTCGTGGACGACGTACCAACCGTTCTTTTCCTTGCCCTTGTCCTGGGAAGTCTTGCAACGAGTTAGCTTGCCAAAAACCAGCGGCTGAGCAGGCTCTAGACCGTAGTCCGCGAATTGTCCGATAACCTCATCGAGCATAGCGCGCTCCTTGCTTGGTCTTGTTGTCTTCGCACTCCGTGCAACGCTTGCAACCTGGTGAGGCCACCCGACGCCCTTGAGAGATCGGTTCATCACAGTCGATGCAAATCTTCAGCGACTCGGCCACTGGCGCCGGCTTGCGCGCTGCAAAAGCCTCCTCAGAGCGCTCCAGGATCTCACCTGCCATATCCGCCCAATCAGCCACGTTCCGTACCCCGCGTGGTCTGGTTGACGTACTTGGCGCGGTTGAACATCCCCAGTAGCCCCTGAATGCCGCGAAACACCTGTAGGCGAATCTCGGCCAGTTCCTGGTCCGACACCACCCCATCGCCGATGCTCTTGGCCCAGGTATCCGCCAGATTGGCGACCTGCCGGAAGTAGGCAGCAATGCCGGTGGTCAGCGTCTCAGGCATGTCATTGGTGTACGTCTCAGCCAACTCCTGCCAGATCGTGTCACCTACCAAGGCATGCACGGCATCAAGGATGCGGCGATCCTTGGTCAGCTCCAGGATCTCGCCGAACTCCTGAATGTTGACCGTGTGGCTCGGGTGCGTAGGTGAGAGTTTGTGTTGCAGCGTGGTGGGATTGCGGCCGGTGGTGGCGGCGATTGCAGCGGCACCGCCGGGATAGTCCCGAGCAGCATGGTAAAGCGCCAAGTCGAGCGGCAGGATTTCCCGCTGTGCTCGATCAACGCAACTCAGAGCGATTCGGCTCATGGCATTAATCCTTGTAAGTTGCCAGTGCCGCGCGACATGCAGTGGTGATACATTTGCCGCGTGGCTTGAAAGGGCCCAAACGCCGGCTAGATCTTCAGGATCGACACCGGCACCGTGCCGAGGCAAACGATCCGTCGTTCACCTCTGGCGCAACAGCTGCCCAATCTGTGGTGGAGAAGGCAGCAACACCAAGGCATCCGTGCCTTGGAAAGCGCGGTAAAGATCGACGGTTCGCATGTGGTGTGCCCGCCTATCTTTACCGCGACCCGACAGCGCTGTGGTGGTGCGTGCCGGGAGGAACTGGGCGGCCATTGGGTCGCCTTTTTTCTATCTAAGCTGCAGCTTTTTGTGGGGTTGACGCATGAAGCAACCAAGCCGCATCAAAAGCATTGCCCTTTTGCTCCGCTGCAATCGCCAAAAGCGTGGCGTACTGAGTTTCACCGGTGTAATCGGTTCGCGGCAGGCTGGCTGCCAGACGCCATTTATTCAGTGCCTGATAGCTCCGGCTGCATACCTTGGCGGCAGCACCGATGCCCCCTACGGCTTCAAAAGCAAACGCGATGGCATTCGGAAAGTCTGACGGGTTCAATTTTTGGCCCTCTATTCAACTGTTGGTTGATAGTAAAGGTCAACTGACGGATTAGCAACTTCTATGTGATCATCAACTCATGATTGATAAAGAAAATTTGCGACACATGTTTGCCGAAAGGCTCCACGCCGCCCTAGACGCTAATAACGTCCGCCAGCATGGGCGAGGTGCTGACGTCCTCAAGCAACTGAAATCAAAAGGCGTCATCAAGACGCCCCAAGCGGTCAGCAAATGGCTCAATGGCGCAGCTATGCCGGAAGTCGATAGCCTCACTGTGATATCTGATTGGTTAGGTGTACGCAGAGAGTGGCTTGAACATGGCGTAATGCCTGTTTTCCCCAATGAAGCGTCACCTACTAGAAGCGTGGTCAGCAATGTAGACAATGTGCAGACCACCGATACCAAAATGGGTAAGGTTCCGCTGATCTCGTGGGTTCAAGCCGGTTCATGGTGCGAAATAGGCGCTAGTGTCGAGTCCTTCGATGCGGAGCTTTGGCTCCCCTGCCCGGTCAATATCAGCAAATCCGGCTATGCGTTACGCGTCGTTGGTGACTCCATGACCAACAACGGTCCAGGGAGAAGTTATCCGGCAGGCTCCGTAATCTTTGTAGACCCGGAGCTTGCTGTAAACAACGGTGACCGGGTCATAGCAACATTACCTAGCACCAACGAGGCGACCTTCAAAGTCTTAGCGCAGGACGCAGGGAAGCACTATCTGAAGCCGATAAACCCACAATATCCGATCATGGAACTCACTGAAGAAATGCAGATTTGCGGGAAAGTCATCGGCACTTTCACCCCTGAATAAGCGTTGCCTTTTCCCTAGGCTGGACAGAAACACAACCAAATTCACCTATGGGTTGTTGACACAATTTAACCAATGGTTGATATTCGCCTCACTCTTCCACCACAGAGCGAGGCAATACCATGCACACCACAGCTACCCTGCACGTCCATCCGGCCGCTGCTGACCCATTCCGCATCTTCGAGATTCGTCGCCTAGCCCGCGAATGCGGCTGCTCATTTGTCACCACCAAACCGAAGCAAAAAGCCCGCACCGCACCCGCCCCCTTCGATCCCAATGGCGGAGGGCACGCAGCATGAGCAAATTCAAGCTCGACAATCGCACCCTGCAATTGCTCAACGCTCAGGTCAATCTGAGTGAGACCTTCAATCACACGCTACGGTCGACACCAAAGCGCGAAGCTCTGGCGTTTCGTCTCAAGGTTGAACGCAGCACATCGGACACTCTTTTCGTCATCGAGCTGGGTAGCGAGCGCCACACGCTGACCTTACAGAATGAAAGAAAGATGCATCTCAAGCTGGCCGACTTCATTGAAGAGATTGCCAACGGTCCGTTCGACGCGAGCAACACAGTTGATCTGCTGAACATCCCACACTCCGACCGCCAATACGCCCGGTTCGATATCGAGCACAAGCAGCGGGTGTTCGAGCTGGTGCGTACCGGCGGTGTAGTGAGCCTCGACATGGGTTTTGAACTCCCCCTTCATGTCGCTATCCATCGCACCAAAACACGTATTGGCGTCACCACCATCATGAGCATCGGCGTGAAAAGCCCGCGCACAAAGTGCTTCACCGTGTGTGGCAGCGACGTTGAGATCTACGAGAAAGTGGTCGAATCCATCAACCACCTAGCTGCCGTGGCGACTCCCGCTGCGCACGCAGCTTAGGAGGCCGCCATGGAACGCACTCTCGCCCAAGCCGCCAAACACTTGGGTATCACCCGACCCAAGCTGATCAACCTAATGCGGGAAACGGGCCTGCTCAACGATCAGAACCTACCGGCCTACCCGACTCGTGATCGTGAGTACCTGCGAGTCAAGAACGGTAACTGGTACCACGAGAAGCTCGGCATGCAGTACAGCCAGTCAACCCGAGTGAAGCAACCCGGCATTCGTTGGCTCGCCGAACATCTGGGGATCGATCTACCAGAAACTCCGGTAGACCACCGTGACGTGGCCTAGGGAGTACGCCCGCCAAATCGTCGCCATGCGCACACGCGAGGAGCGCAACGCCGCGCTCCTCGAAGTGCCGGAACATCTGCGGGAGCTGACCAAACGCCACTGCCTGAACGCCTGGAACCACCCATCACGACTTAAACACAAGGAGGCCGAGCAGCCGCATGAATAACACCAACCAAACACCGCTACGACTACTTCCCGCGCCGGATAGCTCCACCGTCGAGATGCTGCACCACCTCTTCGGCGACGTGCTTATCCCCCTCGAAAAGCTGCGCGTGCACTACTTCAAGAACCTCAATGAAAAGACGTTTACGGAGGCGATCAACAGCGGGCGGATTCAACTCCCGGTGACCACCATCGACCACAGCTTGAAGGCTTTGCGGTATGCCCATATCAGACACGTTGCCGCCCTGATCGACATCTGCGCCTACAAGGCCGACGAGGACATGCCACGTCCGCAAAACATATCCAGCTAGCACTACCCACTGAATGGCTGCCACCACCAGCCAACAACACGCCAAGGAGCACACCACATGACCGCAATTCAGATTTGCGCACTAATCGTTCTGATCGTACTTGTCGGCCTCACCTACTGGGCTGGCTATCGCGGCGGGCTGATCGATGGCCGCATCGAGGGAATCGACGAAGGCAAAGACATTCAAGAGTCTGACAACTCGGAGGCAATCCAAAATCTGAGGCTCTCGCTTGACCAGGCCCGTGATCACCGCAAGCAATTGTTCACACACTACGAGCGTGCGTTAGCCGCCTCGAAATTGGGGGAACCTGCACGCCTAATCCTGTTGGAAATTGCGGAAAAACTGCGAATCGCGGCCGAGACATTCAGCGCATTCCGCACAGGTAAAAAACTCGAACGCGACACCCTTGCACTACGCGAGCAAGCAATCGCCATGGCCGCACTCCTGGAGCCGGTAGTACAGGAGAACGCGGAATGAATCACCTCCCCCCAATGTTACGCCTCACACCCCAGGCAGCCGGCATTCTGCAGCAGCAATGCGCCAAGGCGACAACCGACCTACGGGAGCTAATACGCCTTCGCAAGGAGTTCGACCGCCAGCTGGCCCCGCTGATCGGCAATAACGCCCTACGCAAACTCCACAAGGACACCAAGAACGCGCTGTTACTCGCGGACCTGGTCAAGGAGGCTGCATGAGCCAGATTTCTCGCCACCATCGCAACACGGCTCACGCTTCACCAGCGCCTGATGGACCAACCCACTATCGAACACCGGAGGAAAGCGGCATGAAGAAGGACCTGCATACCCCCCAAACATCGACCGCTTTGCTCTGCAACGCGAATGGCGTCGGCGCACAAGAAACAAAGAGTCTCTGCTGCGCAGCAGCAGGCATTACTGCCCCTCTCACCGTCACCGCCGATGTGCTTATACCCCACGAAAAGCTGCGCGAGGCAGCCACACCTGATGCAACGCTCATCGCTCAGACTCGCCCGCCCGCGCAGCCTGTCGTGGGGTATAAGCCCCTTCTGCCTGATCAGGCCCCTTCGAAGCAGGCAGCCGTCAAGGTCGCTCCGATTGATGAACGAGCCGAGTTCGAGAAAGAGTTTCCAATACCTGAGGGGTTGCAGTACTGCAAACAACGCGGGACATACATCACATCCCCTGGCGCAAGCACGTCTGCCAAATTTTCGCGTGAGCATTACGCGTACAGAGCAGGTTATTCAGCGTGGATGCGTCGAGCATGGAAGCACACAGCTCTAGTCGACTGTCCGCCGATAGTCCGAGAGTTCGGTAAAAATCCGTTGCTTCTACGCATTGATGACCTGCCCGCAGAGAAAGCTCCCCACCCAGCTTATGCCGGCGACAGCAACGCTTCAACATGGGGACAACAAGCGGCCACCGTCTTTAGCGTCGCTCAGCGGGAGAGGGAGGAATGAATACACTTTTTCTATTAATGGCTCAATATAACGCCCAAGCTGTAATACCATTGGCCCGTGTGTGCGAAGACTACATGAACTTAACAGTCGAGAAATTCAAGTCGAAATGTTTATCAGGAGAGATTGACCTACCAATTGTGCGATTGGGTGCAGATAGTCAAAAGGCAGCATTAGGAATATATTTAAAAGACCTCGCAGACTACATTGACACACAAAGAGAGAGAGCAACAAAAGAACAAAACAAACTCATGAACAGAGCTGCTTAAATAAAAGGCCTACCTTGAGGTAGGCCTTTTATCATCGTCACATATCAATGTGAAGAATCAGTAGCATCAGCACCTTTCCGACTTAAAGCTGGTGAGTTTTGAATGGCGCCAGAACCCACTTCCTCCTCGCCGCTATAGACAGCTGGGGTTGCTGCTGCCACCGGAACGGCTGGAGTGGCTGGGGACATAACCTTAGGCTTAGCTGCGGCAGGTTTGGGAGCGAAAGCTTTTGCAGCCGACCTCGTCGCAGCAGTAGGTTTCGCCGCCGATTTCAATGCTGCATCAGGCTTGGCCTCTGATTTCGACGCTGAAGCAGGCTTGGCCTTTAACTTAGACTCTGCAGCGGGCTTGGCTACTGACTTCGACGTTGCAGTAGGCTTGGCTGCTGACTTAGAAGCAGTTGTAGTCTTGACCGCTGACTTCGACGCTGCAGCAGGCTTGGCTGCTGATTTAGAAGCAGCTGTAGTCTTGACCGCTGACTTCGACGCTGCAGCAGGCTTGGCTGCTAATTTAGAAGCCGCTGTAGTCTTGACCGCGGACTTCAACGTTGCAGCAGGCTTGGCTGCTGATTTAGAAGCCGCTGTAGTCTTGACCACTGACTTCGGCGCGGCAGCAGGCTTGGCTGCTAATTTAGAAGCCGCTGTAGTCTTGACCGCGGACTTCAACGTTGCAGCAGGCTTGGCTGCTGATTTAGAAGCCGCTGTAGTCTTGACCACTGACTTCGGCGCGGCAGCAGGCTTGGCTGCTGATTTAGAAGCCGCTGTAGTCTTGACCGCTGACTTCGATGCTGCAGCAGGCTTGCCCACTGACTTATTCGCCATAAGTTTCGCTGCGGGCTTAGCGATTCCAGCCGTAGCTTTATATGTGCGTATCGCAGTTTTCGATTCCGGCGAATGTGCCCCATTGTCGCTACTTGCATCTCTCAGAATCAAGTTCTTCAAGCTCAAATAAGCTTTTCCAAAGACAGGAGAGCTTAACAACTCCTTTAAAGCATTGTTTAACTCCTGTTTATTCCTTGCAATAATTTCACGTCGCTCAAACTGCAAAACAAACGTAAACCCTTTGGTGTGCTGAACCCAATTGGCCACTCGAATTTTTTTGCTCGGATCCACTACGGAGTGCACATACAAACTGCCGTCTGCTCTAGTCTGTGCCCCAGGAGCAGCACCTGATATAATATCTACAGCCGCCGCGGCAGCTGAAGCAACCGAATTATGGCGCTCAACTGTTAACTCACCATTCGTTGCGTAACGCATAAAACGAGCGAGTTCAGTAAATTCCTCATCAACTTCGACCTGGTGTTTGTTTAAGTCCTTTGCAGCCCTTATACCCATCTTAAAAGCAGTGATAAAATCAGACATATCAGCCTCTCATAATCTTTGTTGAAATTGGCAAATGATCCGAGACCAAACTCCAATCTTGAAAATAACAACCAAACTCAAGAAGCGAATAAATCTTAGTTGAACTTTCGGAAAAGTGCCATTTACCCTCTCCAAAAAAAGACGATGAAAACAATATCTGATCAAACGTCTTCCAATACGTTAATTCTTTCTTTTGCTTGAAGTAACAAGTACCCGACGGATAATTCCACAACTGCTCCTCATTGTGAACATGCGGAATTAAGGCGCCCATCTCTCTCCAAAATGGGTTATACAAAACACGCCTATTCTCTAACATGAAACTTTTGTCACGAGTTGATTTTAGATGATGAGTCATAGAGTCCTCATACGGATCATCATTAAAATCCCCCATCAGGATGACATGAGAATTCTCACCAGTCATCTCAAACACCGAATTTATTGATGATCTTAGAGTGCCCCCCAACTGATCTCGGTGAGCCTTCAAAGGCATAGACATTCGGCTTTGCCAGTGTGACAAATATACATTAAATATAGAATCACCACCAACCAAAAACCTTGCCTTAACACCAGCCTTATAATACGTCTTAACTTCGTCCCGCCGATCAACATATACGTGATCAATATATTCCAATTTTTTTATATTAATAATCACACAAAAATCATTAATCGTATTTCTGAAAGAACTATACAAATTACAAACTTTTAAATCATCCAGCCCTAACTCCCTAAGAAAAACCTCTATTGCGGTTATTTCTATAGGGCCGACTTCGCAAAGCCCCAACAGATCTATCTTGTCTTCAACAAGCATATGCTGAAGTACAGTAAAAAAACCTTCAGCACCTCTTTTGTTGGCTTTTACGCTTTTTTTGGTCGTCGGCGGAGACATCCCCGTGTTCCACCACGCAATTTTAACATCCATCAACTCCCCCCTGATGCCTACAGCCCCTCAAAAAATATGCGTTCAAGCAAGTAGCATAGAGGCTTATGTACCAATCGTGGCGACTATTTTCCTCAGCCAGCGCCAGCCCTGATAGGAATCTCCTCGCCCTCTCAAATGTGTATAACGCCTTAAAGAGTTCCAGTCTCGATGCCCCGAAACACTCGACACCCTTGGGATATCCCAATCCATCTCGAAGAGCCTGCTTACACCTTCATGTCGAAGATCATGAAAGTGCAGATCCTCAATGCCTAGCATCGGGCAGGCCCGCGTGAAGGACGCCGATACCGACTTGGCGTTATAGGGAAAGATCTCCTTCTCCGTCTTGGGCATGGACTGCAGAATCGCCCAAGCCTCATCCGGCAAGTGACACCACACGTTGTTGCCGATCTTCTGCCCGGGGTTTTTCATGTCCCGCACCAGGACAGCCTGACGGGACTCGTCCAGGTCCTCCCAGCAAATCCGCGTGATCTCTTCCTGCCGGCGGGTTGAGAAGAGCGCGAAGGCGATCAGCTTCGGCATGTCGATCTGGGCTTTGCGGCGCGCCTGCATCTCAAAGAAGTGCCCCATGAGCTTATCCAACTCTTCCAAGGTCGGCCGACGGTTACGCTCCTTGCTCTTGCTCACCATGCCCAACTTGCGCAACACCCTGCGTGCGTCGGACATGGCCAGCGGGTCCACCTCATAACCCCACGCTGGTCGCGCCACCGACAGCACCGCGCCCAGGTGCGAAAGATCGTTGCCGACCGTCTGCGCCTGGACGCCGCCACCCTCCTTGCTCATTCGCCATTGCGCGAACTCCACCAGCTTCTGGCTGTTCAGCGCCGAGTCGTCGAGCTCGCCCAACCAGGTGTCCTTGATCGCCTTCAGCGTTGCGTTCTTGGTCTTCCCCAGCGGTCGGATCTTTTCGTACTCGTCCAGGTACTGCTCGATCATCTTCTTGATCGTCACGCCCTTACGATTCGCACGCTCGATGGCACCAGGCTCGGCCAGCTCCGTCTCACGACGCTTGATCCACGCCTGGGCGACCTGCTTGCGGTCGAAAGTTTGGCTTTCCTGATAAACTGTCTTCCCGTCTCGATTGATCCGTATCTGCGCCGTGTAGGCCGTCGAGTTGTCCTTGCGCTTACGTGATGTGATCGTGCCCATTTCCAGTTGCTACATTGCTGAATACGCTTGCTACATTGTAGCAACCGACTTCGAAAAACAAGGAAAAATGGGTAAAAACCGCTGTATAAAAGATCAGTATCAATGAATTTTGAAAAACCTGAAGTACCCGTAAACACTGGATCAAACCGTCCAGAGCTATCCCGTCGCTTCAGCGTGGCGCCGATGATGGATTGGACCGATCGCCATTGCCGTTTTTTCCTGCGCCTGCTCTCCAAGCACGCGCTCCTCTACACAGAGATGGTCACCACCGGCGCGCTGCTCAACGGCGATCACGACCGCTTCCTGCGTCACAACGAAGCCGAACACCCGCTCGCGCTGCAACTCGGCGGCAGTGTGCCGCTGGACCTGGCGATGTGTGCGCGCATGGCGCAGGAGCACGGTTACGACGAGGTGAATCTGAATGTTGGCTGCCCGAGTGATCGGGTGCAGAACAATATGATCGGTGCGTGCCTGATGGGGCATCCGCAGTTGGTGGCT